GGTACACACCCTCTGAGATTTCAGAAATCAACCAGAAGAATCGGGACGTCCGTCTCGGTATCTCAGAAAGCTAGGAGGAATCATGCCGTGGTTTTACTATTCAGGAAATGTCCCTCGATCGGTACAGGTGAAAAAAGGTCTTTCGATTGCCTTGAAGCCTCACAGTAAGGTTGAGATCTTCGACGTGAACACCCCCGAGGTGAAGGCACTCAAGAAAAAGGGAGATCTTCGTCTGACTTCGAAGCCGAAGGGTGCTGTTTCACTGAAGGATGCCCCGACGATGTCCGCGAAGGATGTCGAGAAGGTCACCCCGAAGTCGAATCTCGCGAAGGTTGTCGCGGAGAAGGGTGTGACCGGAAAGAAGGGGCAGACGCCGAAGTCGAAGAAGCCCGAGATGACAGAGGGTGAGACGCAGGCTGCCTCGAAAAACAAACCGGTCGAAGAGTCCAAGCCCGACACTAAGGGATCGGACGTCGAAAAAGCTGAAGATGTTGACGTGTTGTCGAATGCTGAAAGTGGCCCCGATGGAGATGGGGACGGCAAGAAAAAGAAAGCAAGAAAAGGCCGTGGCCGCAAAGGTCAGTAGGTCCTAGACAACACGGAGACAGAAAATGCCCGAGTACACTTACCCTGGCCCACGAATCCAAGAAGTATCAGGTGGTCCTGGCCCGATCGCAGGGGTTTCGACATCGAATCTCGGCCTGATCGGCTTCACAAAGAAGGGACCCGTCGACGAGCCGATTCTGTCGACGAGCTTCAATGAGTTCAAGGCTTCCTTCGGTGACTTCACTGAGGACGGCCTGACCCCGACGATGGCGTATGCCTTCTTCCAGAACGGTGGCCAGCGGCTCTACACGGTGCGTGTGACTGCCTCGGATGCCGAGGATGCGCTCTGGGATTACCTCTACTCGATCACGAGTGCGAGCCCTGAGGAGCTTGGCGACACCGCCGAGGGGACCGGAATCTACAGCCTGCAGATCGACAATGCTCCGATCGATCCGACCAGTGTTGAGATCACGTTCAACAGCGGATCTACGGACAATGTGTTCACCGACGCTGCTGGCGATGGCGTTCTCACGAAGACGAGCGGCGCGGGATCTGGCGGGACGGGTTCGATCAACTACACCACAGGTGAAGTGAGCATCACCCTCGCCGTGCCTGGAGACTACACGGGTGGCGCGGACAAGATCGAGGCCGTGTACGACTACGTGGTGTTCCAGTTCCGGATGAAGTGGCCGGGCGAGGCTGGGAACTACTACCGCGTGAGCATCGTGCCTGGAGACAGCGACTACCTCACTCAGGCGACCGCTTCCTACAGCAGGTTCACGGTCCTGGTCGAGGAGGATACCGACGCTGGTGTGACCGGTGTTCCGTCTTGGGTGACGGTCGAGCAGTTCACCGACCTCGTGTTCAACGACACGAGCAGCCCGAACTACATCGAGACGGTCATCAATGCCGACTACAACGGATCGGACATCATCGAGGTCGTCGGTTACGGCAACGAGATGAATCCTCCTGAGCTGCAGGGGACCCAGGTCACCGCAGAGGACTTCTCGGGAACGATGGTCCATTCGGATGGATCTTCCGCGTCGACACCGGACGTCTACGATGGGCTCTGGAAGGGGTGGACGTACGATCTGGCCAACGGATGCTTCCCGACGACGTTCGATGCGAGCTTCAAGTTCTCGGATGGCGCGATCTACGCTTCCGGCGCGGATGACTCGGGTGGATCAGGAAACGCTTTCCTGACCGACTCGACGGCGGCGTGGCCGGTGAACGGCCTGGTCGGTCTGATTCTGTACAACACAGCCGACGGAAGCCATGGTGTCATCACGGCGAATACCGCGACGACGGCGACGGCGACTCTGGCCGGTGGTACCGGGAACGACTGGGACGACACCGACACCTACGAGATCCGGGCTCCTTTGAGGATCGGAACGGGTGCGGCGGGTCCGGTTGCGGTGGCGGATGTTGTTTCACCTGGAAGCACTTCTGTCCCGGCGGCGATCACTCCGAGTTCGGTGAAGATCACTGTTCAGCTGACCACGGCTGGATCCCAGGTTATCGTCGATGACGGATCTGGAAACCTGTGGGATGGTGTGGCTGGTGCATGTGGAACGATCGACTACACGACGGGCCAGATTGCCTACTCCGGTACCGATGATCAGATCGACATCAGCGGTGTCACGGCGTGGGCCGCCGACACGATCGTTGCTGGTGCTCCGATTTGGTTCGCGTGCGACTACGCGACTGCGATCTCGGTTGTGGACGACGGTGATGGGAATCTGTCGCTCAACACGACACAGGCGACTGGGTACCCGCAGAAGTTCATCTTGGACGAGAACGGCACCAACGAGATCGACTACGACACTGGCGGGTTCACTCTGACGTGGGCCGTCTCCGGATCCCCGGCGCTTGGACCGGGTGGCGCGACTGCTCAGACGGCGGACTACACGCAGCCTGACGAGAGCGTGACGGGGCAGATGACGGGCGGATCCGACGGCTCGGCCCTGACATCGAATGATGTCGTTGGGGCGACCCTGGCGGCGGACCAGCGCGGTCTGTGGGCGTTCGGCAAGGTGGATGAGCTGATGCAGCTCGTGGCCTCGGACTTCCAGACGGACACGACGGTTGCCGACTCGCTGATCACCTACGCCGAGCTGAACAAGGACAAGTTCGTGATCCTGACGGTCCCGGCAGGTCTCACTCCGCAGGAGGCGGTCAACTGGAAGAAGTTCCAGCTGCAGAAGTTCACCTCCTACGCGGCGCTGTACTACCCGCACATCAAGATCATCGACCCGGTCACCGAGGTGGCCACAGATGTTCCTTGCGGTGGTCACGTCGCGGGTGTGTACGCGCGAACGGACATCACGAAGAACGTCGGCAAGGCTCCGGCTGGTGTCGAGGATGGGAAGATCAACTGGGCGGTTGGACTGGAGCTGGATCTCACCAGGGACCAGGTCGGCGTCTGCTACCCGGAGAAGATCAACTGCCTCGTTCAGTGGCCGCAGACCGGACGTTGCGTCTGGGGCGCTCGTACCCTCGATATCGCGGGTGGAGAGTGGCCGTACATCCAGATGCGGCGCCTGTTCATGTTCTGCGAGAAGTCGGTGTTCAACGCGACGCACACGCATGTGTTCAAGAACAACGGTCCTTCTCTGTGGGCCGCGATCCGGACCCAGGTTTCGAGCTTCCTTCTGGGGCTCTACCAGGCCGGATACTTCGCCGGAACCAGCGCAGAGGATGCGTTCTACGTGATCTGCGACCGGACGAACAACCCGCAGAACACGGTGGATCAGGGGCTCGTTTTCTGCGACATCGGTATCGCACCGAACAAGCCTGCGGAATTCATAGTATTCCGGTTCCAGCAGAAGGCTCTGACCGCGTAAGCGGGATAGGGGATTGAGATGACCACTACGGTAATACCGGTAGTCTCTATTCAGGAAGTGTACAGTACGGGGCAGATCAATGGATCCGCCCCGGACGGTACGCCGACTGATGAGCAGGAGTACAGGGGCAGGATCCAGAAATGGCTGGCTGGCTCTGTTGGCGGGGAATTCGATGCTCCAGATCTGACCGGCATGCGTGTCGAGCAGGTGTTCTGGTTCATCGAGGCCGCCTCAACTCCCAATGTCGACATCTACCTGGTGGACGACAATGGGACTGAGTACCTCATCGATTCACAGAATCTTGCGAGCGGATCGTGGGCTCAGACCAACCACGGGATCATGGTTCCTCCGGGGTTCAAGATCCGCGTCAAGTCCGATCAGGCAATTGGTGCTGCGGTCCCGATCGTCTCTGAGGACACTGGGGTTACCGGTGATGGTGTGTCTGCGGACTACGAACTTGTGTTCGCTGAGACGCCTGTCAAGGCTGGGACGGTATCCATTGTGGCTGGGAGCGTGACGTTCACGGATCCTGGCTCGGATGGAATTCTGGTTGGTGCCGGTGGCGGTGGGGGATCTGGGACGATCGATTATCTGACTGGTGTCGCGACGATTACCCTGAACACGCCATCAGATTTCAATGCGGTGAATGCGCTTGCGAGCTACACCCACGAGAAATTCGGGCGTGTGGGGATCGTGATTCACCAGGGATGGGGACAGCCAACGCCGAGTCAGACTGGAATGATTGGCAAAGAGAGTCTTCCTCCGTCCATGCAGCGGGCGTAGGAGTTAAGGAGAGAGAGAAATGGCACGAGCAGCTGTTGATGATCTGATGCAATCGTTCAGGTTTCACGTCGTTGCGACGACAGCCGACGCGACAAACCCTCTCGAATTCAGCCGTCCTGGCGAGTTCGAGGGAGGCGGGCAGGCTGGATTCCAAAGCGTGACGATTCCTGAGGTGAGCGTCGAGGCCACGGAGTACCGTGAGGGCACCTTCGTTTGGACCCAGAAATATCCTGGGCCGCCCACCGTATCGGACGTGACTCTGATGCGAGGTGTGGCGAAGGCCGACACAACCTTCTACGACTGGGTCAGGGATAGCATCGACGGCGACGAGTATCGCTGCGATGTTACGATCTACCACTACCAGCGCACAGAGATGGGTGCTGCGTCTCAGTCGGAGACGGGAGACACCTTCCGTCGGATCGAGTGCAAGAACTGCTTTGGTATGCGCGCCAAGCCAGCTGGTGATTTCGACTCCATGTCCGGTGAGGTATCCCTGGCCGAGGTCGACTTCGCGCTGGAGTCGTTCATCCTCGAACCGTCTGCATGATCTTCAGAGGGAGGAGCACCTTGAATGGCCAGGAGTCGTGCAGCGGACTTTTTGCAGAACCATCGCTTCTGGCTACTTGATGTAGTTCCTAGCGCGACGTTCCCGTATCTGGATTTGGGCGCCCCTCTTCTCGGGTTTCAATCCATCACAACGCCGGAATACACAGCTGACGTCGACGAGATCAAGCAGCTGAATTCGATGTACAAGAGGCATGTGTACTCCGGTGGTGGGGTGGGACCGATCACGTTGACACGTGGGATGCTTGGATACGACGACACGTTTTGGCAGTGGATGTCGAGGGCTATTCGTGGGATCGATACGACGAATCGGGATCTTTTGTTGATTCAGTTTTCAAACATAAGTTTGTCCGGTCTTGATGCTGGTCCTGTCGAGGACTTGCCAGGAGATGCCTGGGAGGGGAGAGCTTTTCTTCCGGCCAAAGCATGGCTTCTGTGGGATTGCATCCCGACGCGGTACAAAGCTGGATCGGACTTTGATGCCCAAAGTGGGCAGGTCAGCATTGCGGAGCTAGAGGTGCAACCGTGGGCTTTTACCGAAATCACACTCGGAAGCCCGTTATAGGAGAAGAGTGATGTCGAGGAAATTGGTAGAGGAGCTGAAAAGTTTTCTGGATGACAAGCCGGTCGTGGCCGAAGGGAATGAGATCTCCGAGGATCAGGATGGCGAAGAGAATCCAGAAGAGAGCGAAGTGAGTGTGTTGGATGAGGTCGACAGTCTCCTGGGTGACGAAGATCAGGAAGTTGGTGATCTCGAAGAGATGAAGGTGTATGAGGTTCCGAGGCGCAAGGCTGATCTCGACGAGAAGACACCGGCAAATCTGAAGAAGCGCGTGGCTCTTTTGAAGAGCGCGGCCAAGAAGGTCGAGGGGGCGATTGGGGATCTGGCGAAGATTCCGAAGCTCGACTTCATGGGGGATATCCCCCATTTCTCCGAGAAGCTCCATGATGCTCTTGTTGGCGAGGGTGCTGGCAGCGGGACCGGGCTCGTGGATCTAGCGAAGGGCTACGAGAAGGAAATGAAGAAGTAGGACGAACTCAAGTTCGCTTGGAGGAGAGAATCATGTCAGACGGAAAGAACAAGGTCCTCGGGATGCTCCTGGAGAATGCTGGAGTCAACCCGGATTCCATCCTTGGTGAAGGCGCCGTGGAAGAGTCCAGTTTCAAGATGGGAAAGGACCACATGGCGGCCCTCTCGCTCTGGAAGGGGCAGCACGGGAAGGGTTGGAAGAAGGCCCTCAAGAAGGCGTGGAAGACCGGAGACTACGGTCCGTCCCAGGGGACCAAGTTCGAGAAGCGGATGGACGCCGCCATGAAGGACCTAAAGGTCAAAGGTGGTCTTCGCTGGCTGGAAGCCTACGAGGATGTCCAGGACGATGGCGAAGGCGACGTGTCTGGTGGATTCAAGATGCGTGGTCTGATCGAGAAAAAGATGGAAGATGGCGATGTTTCATGATCTGAAGTCCAGGAAGTTTGTCGTTGCGATTCTCGCTGCGATTCTGATCGTGGCCAACGATGCTCTCGGGAAGCCTGTGAGCGACGAGGCTATGTACTCCGCCCTCGGATTGATCGGAACGTACATCCTTGGACAGGGGATCGCCGATCATGGCGCTCAGGGGGCCGCTACGGCGGCCAGGAGGGCCGTGAACCATGGGGTGAGGATCGAGGCCGCTGTTCGGGACGTCCTGGGCATGGATGGCGTCGACGAGGCCCCTGTGGATGATGATGGGCCGAATTGGGAAGATACAACCGAGGTGGATCCCGAGGACAAGAAGGAGTTGCTCGGTTAGCAGTTTTGTCAGTTGAATGGTGCCGGTTGTTTTTTTTAGGGTTCGCGAACAATAGTTCGCTTTGATAGGAGAGAGAAGAATGAGAAACCCAGCAAACGCACCAAGTGATGACAAAATCAGGAACGCAGGAGCGGTTCCGTGGGCATCGCAGATCCCGAACGACACAGAGGCTGAGGGGAATTACGTCTCCGACGTGCTCAGCAACATGGGCGAGAGGCTTCGCGCTGTCGTCTCCGATCTCGCGATCGACACTCTCAACGATGAGCAGTCGGTTGCCCTGGGGGGTGTCGCATCGAAGCAGTTTGCTCCGACGCACGCCATCGTGCAGATGGCAACTGTGTCCGGAGCTGCGGCGGCGGGTGACTTCCAGATCAGCATCGGAATCACCAGCGGTGGAACTGAGATCCTTGCTGCCACGGCATGCACTGGCGTCATCGCAATCGACACCAAGCTGATCATCGATCTCAGTGCCGTCGTGAAGCCTGCTCTTCCGGCGAGTTCGACACTGTATGTCAAGGTCACTACGGCGGACACGACGGCTGGTGCCGGTCACCTTGCCAAGGTGTACGTTGTCGGAGAGGTGATCGCGACAGAAGGATAAAAATCCGCTTGGAACCGGATGGAGTTTGGCATTTTGCAAGGGAAGTCAGTGATGAAATCGATGGCTGAAAAAGTGAAAGAAGCTGGGCTCCGTTTGGTTCTGGGCATCAATTTTGAGATTCCAAGCGCTCCCTCTGTTTGGGAGAGGTTTTCTTGATGAAAGACGAAGTGAAAGCTGTCCCGGTAGACATGTCTCCGCAGTACGTGGCAACAGAGGATGCGTTATCCACGGCGAGATATCTGCTCTTCAAGACGGGGCTGGTGAACCGGGGTTTTGTTTCGCCGAGCCCGACCGGGACAGCTGAATATTCGATGACTCTGGTTGCCGATCTCCTGGATGCGAAGCGCAAGAGTGTGGGATCCGTTCGGGTCAATGTGCTGGTCCCGGTTGCTGGGAATAGCATCAAGTACATCATCGAGTGGACCAGGGACATCTTTGGGTTCTGGTACCGGCAGGTGGTGGTTGTCCCGGACGGGGTGAGTGATCCGATTGCGAAGAGTGTCCCGAAGTTGAAGCAGGCTTTCGAGTCAGTGAGATGGACGGCACAGGGGGTCACGAAGGTGGCCTCCATGAACAGGATGTTCAAAAAGGTGAAGAAAAACCGGACTGCCGATCGGACGGTTCGCGCAGGGATGAGGATGTGGTGATGCTGACGAAGAATCAGGTTTCTGCGGCGAACAGCTACAACGCGGGTCGTATCTCGGATGGGCGCCTGGACGTGAACACGATGCCGTGGCCATGGGACGAGTTGACCGGGGATGGTTTTGTGTGGGCCACGGTGGCGTTTCAGCAGGACCAGAGGCTCTCGGTGGACGGGAAGCTGGGGCCTGCGACGGAAGGCGCCATTCGTGGTGAGTTTGGCTCTCAGGAGCCGTCGGTACCGCCGGTGGTTGAGGTTCCAGATGGGCAGTTCTCGAATGCGATCATCGTTGACGGGAAGCGCATCGTTCTTCCTGAGGAGTTCGTGAAGGCCGGGTTGTCCGCGAGCAACTATCTGGATGATGGGGAGGCCCATTTCAAGAGTGGCGTCAGAGCAGATGATCCTGTCCACTTTGTGCTGCATGAGACGTGCGGAAATACGGCGTCTGGTTGCGTGAATACGCTGAACCGGAAGGCCAAGGACAGCGGGTACAATTAC